CGGAGACCACTCATCCTCGGTGCTGACCGAGCCCTCTGTCGCTTCTACCCCTTCCCCCACGTCACCTCGTGCCTCGACGCTTGCGGATCCTAATCCGTTTTCAAGCTTGGCTTTGGATGATTTGGAGAGGGATGAAAGTGAGCTGGGACAAATCAGACCCTATGGTAGGAGGGAACCTCCTCTAGCTGGCGTCGGAAACGTTAACGACGCCAATAGAGACAAGTTGTTTACCGCCCTCTCTACTCTAGTTGACTACTTGAAGCTCTATGGGTTTAACCCCAAGAGATTCGACTTGCAGGAGACCCTCCGCCACTGGCAGTTATGCTCAGTGTCTTGCGGATGGACGAAATTCCTGAAGTACAAGTTGTCTGCTTTCTTTTCGTATGTTCTTGGTACGCCCCTTCCGGAGTGCCCCTTTACCGAATCAGACATCCCTTCGATGCTCTGCGGTAGTACTGGTGGCAGATTCATTCGGCTGCTTCTCTCGTCGACTAGACGACTGGAGTTTGCCGTCGGGATTTTATATCTGAAAAAGGGGATGCCTCGAGCCGACGAGTCGGACTTGGCCGCTGCACGGGCCAAGACCAAGGAAGTACTCACCACGGCCCACTCCGTACCGGCCTCCGGCGTTTTTGTTGCTGATCACACCTCCTGGGACGACTCTCTTCATGAGATTGACCTAGAGGATATGAAGCACGAAGTTCGCCGGACGGTGCGTGAAATCTTTTCCGGGAATCGGATCCGGGAGAGAGATCTACATAAGCCCTACGCTCCGTCTATTCGAGCGTCGTACACCTCCGCTAGATCTAAGCAAGGGACCTTCGGGGACCTTATTGACCTGGGGTTCATCAAGGACGATCGTAATTTCATCGTTCGGGACTCCGGGGAGGTTGAGCGGGAGGAAGTGGCTGATTTGTATGAGACGTGTCTAAGGTGGGATCGAGAGGAAGAGATGGAGGAGGAAGGAACTGCGTATGGCTCATTAACTCCGGAGTTTGTAAACAGGGTACGTACTGTTTATACCAAGCTCTACGAGGAGGTACGCAGGGTGGCGATGGGGGAGGAGTGTGATGTCACTTTGGTCGCACTCCCGGAGGCGTTGAAGATCCGAGTAATTTCGAAGGGTCCGCCTCTTACGTATTTTGTCCTCAAACCAGTACAGAAGTTTTTGCACCGAGTCCTGAAGCGTCATCCGATGTTTTCCCTCGTTGGGGAGCCCGTCTCAACTCAGTACCTGGCCTCGCGGCTGGGGTCTGCTGAGGGCGAGTTTCACTCCTTGGACTACACCTCCGCAACTGATTTGCTCAACCCTGAGCTGTCGAACGCGTCCGCTGATGAGTGCTCTTCTTGTATTGATCTGCCAGCTGATCTTGCCGAGCTCCACCAGAGAGCCCTGACCGGTCACCGTGTCGAGGGTTCCCCGCAGCTCTGGGGTCAGTTGATGGGTTCTATCATCACTTTCATACATCTATGTGTGGTGAATGGCGCGGTCATTCGAAGGGCCTACGAGGTTTTCATCGGGCGGTCCTGTGACCTTGGAGATGTACCTGCCATGGTGAACGGGGATGACGGTCTCGTGAGATCGGCTCCCGGTTTCATCACGGTCTGGACCGCAATTGCTAAGACCTGCGGTCTTCTCCCCTCGCAGGGAAAGGTATATTCTCATCCCACTTACCTCAACATCAACTCTACCTCCTATCTGTACAATCCGCTGACGAAATCGTTCCGACACATGTCCTATGTTAATATGGGCTTAGTGAAGGGGATGACCCGGTCTGGGTTGAAGGATGGAGGGAAGATCCAGCCTAGTGATTGCTATGATGCGCGGGGTCTGAGCCTCGGCGCGCGGCATCACCAGTTACTGGAGTCCTGCCCACATGATCTCAGGTTTGTGGTCCACAGGATGTTTGTGAAAGAAAACCGTGAACTCCTCTTTGGTGTTGATCTTCCTTGGTTTGTACCGGAGTCGTTGGGTGGTTT